GGCGGCCGCAGCTACTCGAACGCCGACACGATCACAATAACTCAGGGCAACACCACGGTCGCGACGCTGAATCCAGTGACAGACGCCAGCGGCACGATCACCTCGGTTCCAGTAAGTCAGCTCTACGTGTCGAACACCAACTTAAACCTGAAGGCAGACCCGACCTACTCGATCACCACGTCGACTGGATCTGGAGCGCTGCTGCAGCCTCTAAAGGGCGGGTTCATCCCAATTCCAGACAACATCATCGGCGTCATCAACATGTTCCCGGTCGGCCAGGCGCTGAACACAAACAACCTGTTCAACATCCGCTACCAGATCGCCCTCAACGACCTGTACACCCTGACGTCGGTATCAATGGTCCCGTACTACATGGCTCTCCAGCACGTCCAGTTCCTGGAGCAGATGCTGGTGGGTCAGCAGCCGCTGCGCTTCAATCGACATAAGAACCAGTGCTTCGTAGACATGGACTGGAACATCGTGACTCCAGGCGACTACGTGATCCTTGAGTCGTACGGAGTAGTAGATCCTAACATCTACACGCAGGTATGGTCTGATCGCTGGCTGCAGCGCTACGCGGCATGCCTAATCAAGCAGCAGTGGGGATGGAACCTCACCAAGTTCATCGGCATGCAGATGCCAGGTGGAATCCAGTTCAACGGCGCCAAGATTCTCGACGACGCTACGGCTGAACGCGAGGCGCTCGAGAAGGAGATGATCACGAGCTACAGCCTGCCCGTCACCGACATGATCGGCTAGAATACATATGTCTACCGGCGTCTCGAACTTTTTCTTCAACAACTACATGTCCTCGCAGGAGCAGCAGCTCCTGAACAACCTCGTCGTCGAGGCGACGAACATACACGGGCTCGACTGCTACTACGTGCCTCGTAACATAAACAACAAGGACAAGCTCTACTACACAGACGACCAGTCTTCGTACACCAACGCTTACATGGTCGCGCTGTACGTCGAGAACGTCGATGGGTTCCAGGGCGACGGCAACCTCATGTCGAAGTTTGGTCTAGAGATCAGGGACCAGATCGTGCTGTCGATACCAATCACGTCGTTCAACTCAGAGATCGGCGCCTATACCGCGCAGACTCGCCCGAACGAGGGCGACGTCATATTCTTCCCGTTCAACAAGAAGTGCTTCCAGATCAAGTACGTGGACAAGTTCGAGATGTTCTTCATGCTCGGCAAGGTCTACACCTATCGCTTGACGTGCGAGCTGTTCGAGTACTCCAACGAGACGTTTAACACCGGCATCGCTGATATAGACGCGATACAGACTAACTTCAGCACTAATATCTTGGACTGGTCGCTGTTGGACGAGAGCGGTCAGCCAGTCCTGACTGAAGACTCAGACTACATCGTGTCTGAGAAGTACGACCTCGAGACTATCGATCCAACCACCGAGAACAAAGAGATCCAGACAGAGAGCAGCTCGTTCATCGACTTCAGTGAGGCCGATCCATTCGCTGACGGCGAGGGAATCTAGACGTCATGAGCGTTCTCGGTAATCCCACCTGGTACCACCAGCTTATACGAAAGTACATAGTCGTGTTTGGCCGTATATTCTCAGACATCGAGATCCAGCGCACGATCAACGGCAACCGCACTCAGATCATGGTGGTTCCGCTCACGTACGCGGCTAAGGAGAAGATGCTGACGCGCGTCGCGACCGATCCAAACATCGATCGCCAAACCGCCATAATACTTCCCGTCATGTCGTTTGAGATCGACGGCATCAGGTACGACGGCAGCCGCAAGCTGCCAACGGTCACGCGCATAGCCACTTCTAACGCCGACAAGAACGTGCTGAACTACGGCTACAGCCCAGTCCCGTATAACATCGACATGAAGCTTTATGTCTACGTCAAGAACAACGAGGACGGCACTAAGATCATAGAGCAGATCCTGCCGTTCTTCACGCCGGACTGGACCATATCGATGAACCTAGTACCAGAGCTTGGCGTAACTCAGGACGTGCCGATAGTTCTAAACAACGTCTCGTTCGAGGACAGCTACGACGGCGACTTCAGGGAGCGCCGCGCGATCATCTGGACTCTAGACTTCACGATCAAGGGATACTTCTACGGTCCGGTTCGCAAGTCTGGCGTCATCAAGTTTGTCAACACCAACATACATATCGTGACCACCAACACAGCGGCTCAATCTGTTGGAGTCGATCCGGCGTCGGCCAAGGTGACGATACAGCCGGGACTGCTCGCCAACGGCTCCCCGACTACTAACTCGCAGCTGACGATACCATACAGCGAGATCTCAATCAACGACGACTACGGCTACGTAACAGTGGTGAACGATCCTATAATTAACCAGTAGAGTATATCATGAGTGATGACAGTGCAAACAACGATCCCATATCAAGGGCGCTGAACATGGTTCCCATGACAGCTGACCAACAGGTAGCCGAGCTCATAGACAACGCTTTCGACGAGTCTGCCAAGACAGACTTCACGACCGCGCGATCAAACCTATTGAGTCTAATCAACTCGGGCACGATATCGTTCGAGAGGCTGACCGAGATCGCAGCTCAGTCACAGCACCCGAGAGCTTTCGAGGTGTTGTCGAACATGCTTACCACGCTGGTGAACGCCAACAAAGACTTACTCGAGCTGCAGACTAAGATTCGAGAGATCAACGCGACTGACGGCAAAGGTCCGGGCGGTGGCCCGCAGGTGGTCAACAACAACCTGTTCGTGGGATCCACGCAGGAGCTGCTCAAGACTCTCAAGAACATGAACGCAAAGCCTGTAGATGACTGAAGTTCAGCACTACCAGGGTAATCCAAACCTTAAGCGAGCTGGCCAGCAGATAGAGTGGGACGAGCAGACCGTAAAGGAGTTCGTCAAGTGCTCGCGCGACCCGGCGTACTTCGCCGAGAACTACATGAAGATCGTGTCTCTAGACGAAGGCCTGGTCAACTTCACGCTTAGAGACTATCAGAAAGACATGCTCTACGCGATGAGGGACAACCGCTACTGCGCGTTCAACCTCTCGCGTCAGTCAGGCAAGTCGATCACGGTCTGCGCGTTCCTCCTGTGGTATATCCTGTTCAACGACGAGCCCAAGGAAGTCGCGATCCTCGCCAACAAGGGCGACACCGCGAGAGAGATCTTGGGACGTATTCAGAACGCTTACATGCATCTGCCCAAGTGGCTGCAGCAGGGCGTCACGGTTTGGAACAAGGGATCGTTCGAGCTTGAGAACGGCTGTAAGATCATCGCGGCCGCGACGTCGTCAGACAACATCCGCGGTCACTCCATCTCAATATGCTATCTCGACGAGTGCGCGTTCATCGATAACTACGACGTGTTCTTCGCCTCAGTGTTCCCGACGATTTCGTCCGGCTCAGACACAAAGATCATCATGACCTCGACGCCCAAGGGACTCAACCATTTCTACAAGACGGTTAAGCTCGGCAAGGAGGGCAAGAACGGGTTCAAGGTCATCGAGGTGCCATGGCATCGAGTGCCTGGCCGCGACGACAACTGGCGAGTAAAGACTCTTCAGGCTCTAGACGGCGATGAGGAGAAGTTCGACCAGGAGTTCAACATTCAGTTCCTGGGATCATCAGGCACGCTGATATCCGGATGGAAGCTGAAGGAGCTGGTCGATCAGAAGCCTGTCATGAAGAATGATGACGGACTCAACCAGTATAAGATTCCTGAGAAAGATCACATGTACGTGATTATAGCAGACGTGGCTCGAGGCAAGGGTCTAGACTACTCGGCCTTCTCAGTTATAGACGTGACTAACATGCCGTACGATCAGGTATGCTCGTTCAGAAGCAACGGGATACTCGTGGCTGACTACGCCGACGTGATACACCAGACCGCTAGGCTCTACAACAACGCCTGGGTCCTGGTGGAGATCAACGACATCGGCGAGCAGGCCGCTTGGGCTCTCCAGAACGACTTCGAGTATGAAAACATCTTGATGACGGAGAACGGCGGCCGATCGGGCAAGAAGCTGAGCGGCGGCTTCGGCGGGAGCGGTAAGGACTTCGGAGTTAGAACCACTAAGCCGGTCAAGATGACCGGGTGCTCCATGCTCAAGATGCTAATCGAGCAGAACCAGCTTGTCATAAACGACGCGGCAACCATCTCCGAGCTCACGACCTTCTCAAAGAAGAACAACACGTACGAGGCTGAGCCTGGGTGCAACGACGATCTGGTCATGGGTCTGGTCCTGTTTGGATGGATGACCAGCCAGCAGTACTTCAAAGACTTGAACGACATAAATACTCTGATTAAGCTCAGGGAGAAGACCAAGGAAGAGGTCACCGAAGACCTAGTACCATTTGGATTCATCACCGACGGTCATGAGGAGGCTGAGTTCACAGCCGACGGAGATCGCTGGGTGACAGTAGAGAACGATAATCTATAAATAATGACAAGAATTAAAGCAGATGAGAAAATCTGATCAAGGAGAATAACAGATGCCATTCCAGCTAAGTCCTGGCGTTAACGTTACCGAAATCGATCTGACGACAGTAGTCCCGGCCGTATCAACGTCGGTCGGCGCTATCGCCGGCGTGTTCGGCTGGGGTCCAGTGGGTCAGAGAGTTATCGTCGATCGCGAGACGATTCTAGTCACTCGCTTCGGCAAGCCAACCAACCTGAATCCGGAGACATGGTTCACCGCGGCCAACTTCCTCGGCTACGCAAACCAGCTCATCGTCGCGCGCGCTGCCAACACCTCTGGCGCGTCGCCGACAGTAACAGCCACCGCGGTAAGCGGCAGCAACGTACTGACCTGCAACACTACCGGCCTGGTAGCCGGTATGTATGTGTCGCAGTCAAACAACACGACTGCTCTCACTTTTGGAAACAACGTCACGATCAGCTCGGTCAACTCAACCGCCGCGATCATGTCGACGGACGCCGGCGCGAACACGACCGTTCAGCTAAACTTCGCCTCGCCTAACGCCTCATATACCGCTGTGGGCATGGTATCAGGCGGGTTTGTGGCGAATCTATCTGCGCAGATCGTCAAGAACGAGAACGCCTACACATCCATAGACGGCACGTTCGACTCAGACCTACTCTACGTAGCTCGCTTCCCAGGTGGCGTAGGCAACTCGCTCCGCGTATCCATCTGTGACAGCGCTAACGCCTATCAGTCGACTGTAAATCTGGCCAGCGCGGTGTGGACCTCGACATACATGTCGATCGACATCGGCTCCAACACGGCTACGATCTACTCTTCTACGGGTCTTACTGCCAACTCGACGACAAACACCTTCGTCACCGGTCTTCTAGCCAACGTGGCTGTGGGCGACATGGTGCAGGTAGGCAACGCGGCCATCGGCACGCAGTACCTGAAGATCACGTCGATCGGCGTAGCGTCTACAAACGCCTCGGTCACAGTGGCCAACGTCCAGTTCGAGGACACATATCGCCTATCTACCAACTTCAGCACGGTCGACAACGGCAATAACTTCCTGAGACACTGGGAGTTCTTCAACGTCGTCGACTCGGCCCCAGGTCAGTCAGACTACGTCGCGAGCTTCGGCAACACTGCGGCTAACGACGAGCTGCACGTGGTGGTCGTGGACAACGGCGGCAAGTTTACCGGAGTTCCGGGAACGCTGCTCGAGGTCTACAAGGGACTCTCGCGCGCAACTGACGCGAAGGCAGCCGACACGACTGCCAACTACTACAAGACCGCCATCAACGACGCGTCGCAGTATGTGTGGTGGGCTAACGATCGCTCTGGCGCGGCCTCGGCCAACGCCATGAACGTCGCTTCCTCGACGAACGGAGCACCGCTGAGCCTGCAGTTCTCACTCGGAACTGACGGCGACACCGAGGCGACAGTTCCTCTCTCGGTTCTATCGACCGGCTACGACCAGTTCGCGTCGGCTGAAGAGGTCGACGTCTCGATCATCATGCAGGGCAAGGGCGTGGGTGGATCGACAGTATCGGGCGGTCAGACAGTGACTAACTTCCAGCTGGCGAACTACATCATCGACAACCTGGTAGGTCTGAGAAAGGACTGCGTCGCGGTCATCTCTCCGGACAAGTCGACGGTGGTAAACAACATCGGCTACGAGTCCTCGACGATCGTCAACTGGAGAAACGTGCTTCACGACTCCTCGTACGCGATTCTGGACTCCGGCTATAAGTACCAGTACGACCGCTACAACGACATCTATCGCTGGATCCCGCTCAACGGCGACGTGGCTGGCCTGTGCGCTCGCACAGATCAGACGAATGACGCCTGGTGGTCACCGGCTGGATTCAACCGCGGTCAGATCAAGAACCTGGTCAAGCTCGCGTTTAACCCGAACAAGACAGACCGCGACGTTCTATACAAGAACGGTGTGAACCCGGTCGTATCATTCCCTGGCCAGGGCGTGGTGCTATACGGAGACAAGACGCTTCAGGCCAAGCCGTCGGCGTTCGACCGCATCAACGTGCGCAGGCTGTTCATCGTCCTCGAGAAGGCCATCTCCACGGCCGCGAAGTTCTCGCTGTTCGAGTTCAACGACGCCTTCACACGCAGACAATTCGTCAACCTCGTCACACCATACCTCAGAGACGTACAGGGCCGCAGAGGCATCTACGACTTCAAGGTGATCTGCGATGAGACGAACAACACGGCTCAGGTCATCGACACTAACCAGTTCGTCGGTGACATCTACATCAAGCCAGCTCGCTCGATCAACTTCATCCAGCTGAACTTCGTCGCTGTCGGCACCGGCGTTCAGTTTAGTGAAGTCATTAGACAATTTGCTTAATAAGCAGAATAAATAAGAGAAAAAACAAGGAGCTAAAATGGCTTTCAACATCGACCAGTTTAAAGTAAATGGTCTACAGTACGGTGGAGCTCGCCCGGCCCTATTCCAGGTCGCGGTGAGCCCTCCTCCGGCTATTGGTCTAGACCTCACGTCTACGCGTAAGTTTGAGTTCACGGCTCGCACCGCCACTCTTCCAGAGATGACGGTGGGCTCTGTCGAGATCCCATACTTCGGCCGTAAGATCAAGATCGCGGGCGACAGGACGTTCAACGACTGGGGCGTGACCGTGATGAACGACGAGGACTTCGGCGTACGCGCGATGTTCGAGAAGTGGTCCAACGCGATCAACCGCATGGTCACAAACACTCGACAGGCCGACATCATCATAGAGAACTATAAGGCAGCGGTCGACGTCATACAGTACTCAAAGGACGGGTCTATCATCCGCTCGTACCAGATCGTCGGCGCGTTCCCAACGGCCGTAGAGGCGATCTCACTCGACTGGGATACCACAAACCAGGTCGAGACCTTCACGGTCGGATTCGCCTACGACTACTGGGTACCTCAGGTTGAGGTCTCTGGTAAGATCGCCGGCGGTATCAATCAGTATTCCGGCAACATCTAGTCTAGCCGGTTCTTTATTATTCAGGCGGGTGATTAGTCTCGCCTTTGGAGAGAAGTATGGTAAACCTGTTCGGATTTGAGTTCCGAAGAAATAAGCCTGACGAAGTAGCCCCGTCGTTTGTCCCGAGAGAGACAGACGACGGTGCCGTTACAGTATCCGCAGCAGCGGCATACGGTACGTACGTAGACTTAGACGGAACGGTTCGAACAGAGGCTGAGCTAGTAACCAAGTATAGAGAGATGGCGCTGCAGCCTGAGATCGACGGCGCAGTAGACGAGATCGTCAACGAGATGATGGACATCTCTGAGGACAAGATCGTCGGTATCGAGCTCGACCACATCGACAACCTGTCGGACACGGTGAAGAAAGCAGTGCAGAAAGAGTTTGAGTACTGCCTGTCTCTTCTAGACTTCAACCGCCGATGCTATGAGATCGCTCGCCGCTGGTACATCGATGGTCGCCTCTACTACCACGCAATAATCGACGAGAAGAATACGTCGGATGGTCTAAAAGAAATTCGCTACATCGACCCGCGAAAGATTCGCAAGGTCCGTGAGATCGCCAAGAGACCTATTCAGTCTCAGCCGGTAGACTCTCAGATAACTCTGCCTGTAACACGCAACGAATACTTCATGTACAACGAGCGTGGTTTCAACTACGGTAACAAGGTGGTAGGTCCCACTACGTCTGGTCTAAAGATCGCGCGCGACTCAATCATCCACGTCGTGTCCGGTCTGACCGACACACAGGGCACGATGGTCCTGTCATACCTACACAAGGGTATCAAGGCGCTGAACCAGCTCAGAGTTCTTGAGGACTCGCTTGTGATTTATAGAATCAGCCGCGCTCCGGAGCGCCGCATATGGTATATCGACGTCGGC